TTGAATTTGCGGAAACAATTATAGTGTCGATGATTAGACTATTCTCCCTCAACTCCCATCAGCTTAGAGGAATATCTAAGCTATGAGTACAGTATATAGAGTTTAGTCTAAGATGTCAACACTAAATTTAGAGTATTTTCGAGGAGGTATGAAAGTGGAGGCATTAGACATTATTAAACAACTGTGCAAAGAAAAGGGGATCTCCCTATCACAATTAGAATCAGATCTTGAATATGGCAATGGATCCTTAGCTAAGGCAAAGAGCATGTCAGCAGATAGAATGTTCAAGATTGCTCAGTATTTCAACGTTTCAATGGAGTATTTAATGACAGGCAAGACAATTGATGAGACGGATGATGAGGTGGCAAGCCTCAGACAACAGCAATCCATTCTTATTGAAATTAACAAGATTAGCAGAGATATGGCTGAATACTACAAAAAAATCAATGAATGCCAGACTCAGCTCTCTGCTCTTCAAGCTAAATACAATGAACTTGAACTAAAGAAAAAGAAAAGCTCTGATGATAGGCACTATACCATGGAAGAATATAATCTATTTGATTTATTCAATAGCATGGAACACTTAGGAACACCTAATCTCCCAGGAGATGACAAGCAAGATAAATAAAAGGAGGGCAAAGCTATGACCGGAATGTTGATTGCAATTTTTCTCGGATGGGCCGGAGGTTACAGATTCTATAAGAGACAGATGGGCCTTGGCATCTTGTACCTGTTGACATTTGGACTGTTCGGAATCGGATGGATGGTGGATATATATATATCGATCCGTGAGATGATGAGACTTGGTTCAAACTCCGGTGTTATATCTTCCACAGAACAGGTCATGGGAGCATTTGCTGAATGCAAAAAGGATCCGACAAGGAAACGTGTTGAAATCATCCAAGGCCTGTCCGTTGGAGATCCTCTCAACTTAGAGATTGGATTCTATGAAGGTTCACCATTTTACATGGTAGTGGATCCTCGCACCGGAATGGACATTGGAGCTCTGCCAAGTGAGGTCAGCAAAACAATCCGTTCACAGTTCCAGGATGCTAAACTCTCTGCAACACTCACCAAGAGAGACATGGACTATCCGGAAATAGCTTTAAGAATAGAAAGGTAATATCATGGCAAATGCAAGCAAGCTCTCAAGTGGAGCATGGCGAACACTAGCAGCAAAAACAATAAACGGTAAGAAGGTCCGCAAGTCCTTTACAGTCCATCCGGATGAATGTGGTGGAGACTCCAAGAAGGCAAAAACTCTCTCTGAGAGGAATGCCAGAGAATGGGTTCTGAACACTGAAACGGATCAAATCTTCACCACAGTGAGCACAGCCATTGATTTATACATCAAGGACCGGAGCTCCGTTCTGAGTCCGTCCACCATTGCAGATTATGAGAGGATGCCAAAGCACTTCTCCGATCTGCTGCCCTTGGACGTAAATGATGTGGACTCCAAAACAATCCAAGCCACAATCAATGAGATGGCAATGAATAAACTCAATGCAAGGACCATCAAAAATAGGATATTTTTCCTCATATCTGCCCTTAATTATGTTGGAGTGGATAAAAGGTTCAAGCTGAGATTTCCGAGCCAAATCAAGCCAAATCTTGCCCCTCCTGAGCCGACTGAGTTTAAGAGACTGCTTGAGATGGCAACGGATGAGGAGAGACTGACGATCATCCTGGCTGGTCTTTACACTTTGAGACGTGGAGAAATTGCCGGACTATGTGGCGAGGATCTTCTCTGGGATCTCAACAGCATATATGTGCACACTTCCAGAGTCCAAGATGACAAAAAGGAATGGGTTCGCAGGAACATGCCAAAAAATCTCAACTCCGTGCGAGTCATTCAGATTGATCCGGAAATCATGGCATTATTTCCCCATGTAGGCCCTAAAGAGTATGTCATCAGCATGAACCCAAACGAGATCACCAAGCACTTTATCAGATTGCGAAAAAAGGCATGTGTTGAGTGCAGGTTCCACGATCTCAGGAAGTACGCAGCGAGCATAAGAGCCGAGATGATGCCCTCGAAGTACGTGGAAAAAGCTGGTGGCTGGCGAAAAGGCTCCACGGTGCTCTCATCTATTTATGACCGACCATTCAAGGAAAGGGAATCCGAATATGCCAAGAAATTCAACCAGGCAATTGTTGAGGAGTATGGCAAAGAGATATTTGGTTCGTGAACACTTTTGTGAACACTTCCAAGTGTACATACTACATTTAGACGTGTAAAAAGTACATTTAAAATGTAATCTTTACATAAAGAAAAGCCAGTAACTAAGCGGTTTTTAATCAACTTTCGCTTAACTACTGGCTTTAATCATTTAATCGGAGTGACGTGATTCGAACACGCGGCCGATAGCGTCACAAGACACATGTTTGCTGATGGTTTCAAAAACCGTGTGCACTTTCCTGAACACTTCTCATTTTCTTAGCTTTCCAAGCGTATCAGGTCCAACAACACCGTCCACAAACACATCCGTCTGGAACTGTCGGACTGCTGCCTCGGTCTTTGGTCCATAGATTCCGTCAACATTAAGCGGATAGCCTTTGGAGTCAAGCTCCCATTGTAACCACTTCACAGACTCTCCTCTGGATCCTGACCTCATAACGGATGCTGTGAGTGAGTACGGATTGCCAAATGGGATGGTCTCAAAGCTGTCATACCTCTCAAGATCATGCCGGCTGATAACTGCCATACATGAATTGACATAGGAGCTAGAGGTTGCATATCCATCACGCTTGATCATCTCCAAATATTCCTTTGGAGTGGTTGCAGTCAGGAGATTTGCATAACGCTTTACGCTGATAAAGTCAAAATAGCCTTTGACACCCTCTTCCATGCCTCCAGGATAACAGCGGAAATTATCACGGATTGATACAAGCTGGCTGTTATACTCCTCTTTAGTGGCAAGATTCACGGAAGGTCCTCGCCAAGAGCTACCGCATTTCATGCCAAAGTAGTTGAAATGTGGCGGTTTTGAAAGTGTTGACACCCCATAATTTGACTCAAGACATGCCTGAGCAATTATCGGAGAGCAAACATGATAGCCTCTGGCCTTTGCCTCTTCCTGGATGATAGGTCCTATTTGGTTTATGAACTCTTTTTGCTGTGCGCTACTTGGCATCTTTTGAACTCTCCACATAATAAAGGACATCCATGTTGGTCTCCAACAAGTGTCTCATCTCTTCCAGGGCCTCATCCACAAGAGCCTTGAATATATCAAACGGAATCAAAGGAGCGAGTGCAGGAAATGTCTTGATGAACATATCCCAAACATATCGGAGCTTAATCTGTCCGGTGCCACCACCAAGCTCTTTTTCTGCCAAGGTAACAGCGTAGAGCAACCACTCTTTTATCATGTCAATTTTCGCCTCTGTGGGCTCTTTTGAGAACTTTACAGCGACGAGCAAACAAACTACTATGCCACTAATAAAAGCAACTATTATCGGCCAATTTTCAACAATCCACATCACTTATCCTCCCTGTTCAACTTGTCTCTGAATATCTCAATGGCTCCGGTGATCAGGAGCTCAACTGCTCCTCCACCAAGGCCCGCTGTTACAAGAGTGTCCGGAATACTGTCCTTGATCCAGAAGGTGACCCAGGCTACTGTGACAAAAACCACCCAATAAATGAGCACCCCTCGGACAATCCTATCAATCTTCTTTTTTTTGGGTTTAGTCTGAGTTTCATTCCGTTTTATGAGTTTTTGTTGTAAGCGTTCCAGATCATCCATAAGCATTACCTCTTTGAAAGGAATCCATGCAAGTCATCTTTTGCTTTTTCAAGGTCTTTGGAGATGGGTTTGCCCTCGGTGATGCAATACTGAATCTCAAATTCCACCAAGGCAAGGATTGAACGGAGCAGGACCTCATTGGTTGCCTCCTGTTCACGGAATCGGTCATTGCCAAGAAATAGTGATGACTCGATCTTGCCGATCCTGATCTCATGCTCTTCCACCTTGCCGGAGAGAGTCTTGAATGGTGTGTCCTTTAGGTTTTTAAGTGTATTCGATTTGTCTATGATATTGAGAATCGTCAGAACTGCTCCAAGAAGTCCAATGACAAAAGCCACAATTTGCCCTGTTGTGAATACCATTTCTCCCTCCAATGAAAAGGAGCTACCACAATGAAGTGATAACTCCCTAAATAGTAATTATTTTTCCGTTTTCGGTTGTTTTTCTGCACGAACGCAAAAAATATCGTTCATATTTGCGATTATTTTTTTTCTAAAACACACGCGTGCGTTTATCGTGCGTTTTGTGTGTGATTACTTATTCGCAATATCTCTAAAATGTGATTTTTTCTCTAAATACACAATTAAAATAGCAAAATGATATAGTTTGCGTTCGTTTTGTTGTTCGTAAAATCTAATCTTTTGCGAACTATCTCCACTCATAGACTAAAAAATGTATTATCTTGCGCTCTAATCTCTTAGAGTGAGTATGTCGAGCGATAAAACACAATATATAATCTATGGTGATGTTGATTAAATCTCTCATGTGTCCTCTAATCTTTTGCGAACTAACTATTCACCCATGCAAATAAAAACCACAAAAGCAAATTAGCTATTTCAAAATATACAATATAACCTATCATTAACTTACTCCTCGGTAGTCTCTGGTTCGGGTTCTGGTAAACGGTTGATGGTCTCAGCCTTGATTGCTCTACCATAACCATCAAGTAACTGGATAACCACATAGCCTGTCTGAGCGTTGCCAGCGTAGTTAGAGCACTTGTCAAAAAACTTTGACTCTGCGCTCTCATAGTCTGCGTGTCTTGTGATTTCCTCTGAGTTTCCGCCACTCTGATTGAGTGATAATACAAGTACATAGTATTTTGTTAGCATTTGTTTGTCCTCCTTTTATTATTTACAACAATATTATGAATTCAGACATAGTTATCGTAACGTCTTAGCTGATAGTAATCTGAAGATTACCGACACTCTGAGCCGCACAAGCTAAGCATACAACAACATCATACCCCGAAATATTGATTGGATTATTTGTTACGCCGAGGTCAGTAATTGAGCCGTCATTTTTAATGCCAACAACGTGCAGATTCCAATTACTTGCAGCTTCTGATAAAGTAGATTTACCTTTAACACCAAAAACACCAGTCCAGCCATAATATCCAGATGTTGTGCTGATTACTGTGCCGTCTGTATATGTATTCAATGTTGATGGTGTTCTATGAGCATTACTATTAAAAGACATTTCGAACCATGTGTTAGGCTTTAACACTTCTCCAGAACCTCCACTTTTTTTTAATTCGCAAAGACTTTCAGACATAGGCTTGTGTCCCCCTTTTTAACATTCAAATAATACCTTTTAAACATATTAGTCTACCCCCTCAACATTGATATAAAATGCGCTTGTTGGGATTTCACTTGCATAGAGATACAAGCAAGGGATAGCGCTATCAACCGTTACATATTGCAACAAGTTATAAGCCTCCTGTTGTGCTACCGTTGGTAATACCCCTGTTGAGCCTATGTCAACACTAGGAGAGTCCACATATACATGGTTTAGAGCGATACTCTTTTTATATAGAGTTGTTCCGCTCTGTGATGTGGTGTCGCTAGTCCATGAGCTTGTGCTTACTTGGAACTGTGTTACCTTGTGATTATTAGTCACAGTATTGCTTAAAGCGGTTACTGTTGATACGTCGGCTTTGTTCGTTAAAGCATTATTTACGGAATCAATCACAGGAGCCACATTGACCAGATTGCTGATTGTTGATGTATCAACATCAAAGGTGGCAAGATTTATCTCATACACCCCATTTGTGATGTTGACATTTGCATCCTGCTGGACAGGTGTCAAGCTCTGTCCTGTTTCCACCTGGATTGATATTGGCTCATCTGTGTCACTCAGATCCATGTGAATGTATATGCGACCAAGATCAGTTCCGGATGCTGTGAGGCTGACAGGAACATCCATGGCCTCAATTGTGAATTTCCTACCGCATAGAGCACCATGGCCAGCAGCTACACGGAGCACGTTTGCACTCTTAATTGTTACGGTTCCGCCATAGATGAGACCACTTGAAAGTAACGCTGTTTCATAGATGAGAGCATCATCCTGGGGAGTAACTGTTGAGGCTGCAAACGTAACTAAGTTAATTCCCATTGTTCATTCCTCCTTTAAGTATTTTGGTAAGGTCCAGTCTGATAGTTCCAAATATCAGCTTGGTTTTATTACTTCTCTCAACCCCTGTTAATATCGAGGCATAAGAAACACCATTACTGTTTACGCTCACAAGCCTTCCAATGGTCAACTCACTTGGCATGACCAAAGCATCCTCATTCTGCAGTGTCAGCTCAATCAAATTCGAGTAGGAATCCGTGTCGAACTGTTTATCCGCTGCATCCTGAGCAGCATCAGCAAAGGGAACCTCTTCTGATGTCGCAACTGATGTCATGCCATAGATAACCGGAATGATCCTGTCATCATCCGTGGTGTCATAAGTGCCATCCGTGTGCTTGTAATAGATCACATTCGTTGTGAGATCCGCCTGGTCATAAATAATCAGCTTGTTGATGTCTTGAGTTGTCTCATTTACAATGATTGACTTCTCAATGATGTTTGGAAGGTCTGCCTCAATGTTGAACACTGTTGCATCAGCAACTCCGATCTTGAGCGTGATGGTCTGATTGCTGAAATCAGGTTCTGCATAGATTCCAATTTGATATTTTGTCATTGCTCTACGGATAATTGAGCTCATGAAGTTTATGATTGCTTTGCTCAGGCCTGCCTGATCAGAAGTGATGTGGAATCCCCATGATGTAGTATTGGAGATTGTCTGCACCTGCAATCCAAATATGTTTTGCTCGGAGTCTGCATTGTTTATCCAATATGCTGTGATGTAGTCAGCAATAACTTGCTCAAGAGCTGTTCCAGATCCTTGCAATGTGGTGTCAAACAGGATGCTCTCATCAAAAAGTGATATGAATGGCTTGAACTTAATCTCTGAGAATCCCTGTGTCTGCTCATTCACAGCTATTGAGGAGATATATCCAAAGTAGCTGTCCACATTGTTTTTGATTCTGATGTATTGCCCCTTCTCAACATCCGGATTGAATGCTAAAAAGACTGAGTTCTCCACAGTGGACAAATAATCGTAGTTGTAGTCAATGGCTCCTACATTGTAGTGCTGGACCAGATTAAATTGTCTGTCAAATATCTCAACATTAAACGGTTGCATATTCGATCTGCGCCTCCACACCAACATTCAAGGTGTTTGTGTTATCTGCCTGGACTGATACTGTGTTTCGTCCTTTTCCAAACCTGATAAATCTATCAGTGGAGAAATCTGAGAGCTGATACATGTCAGAGACCTCATTTCCGAGCATGTCAAACTGCTTTATTGAATACGGAATAGAGGTTGTGTCGATTATCAGCTTATGATTTGCAAGAACAGAGCCGGTGATCCTGCCGGAAGTCTGCAAAACATTGTTTAGATAGTGTCTCCATGATGGATTTGTTGCAGGTCCGTAAATGATCAGCTTAACAGGTGAGCTCTGATATGAATCAGACTCCACGGAAACAGAGTTCACAACTGCTGATGAGTAAGTGTAGTCAAAAGTATATGGATAAACCTTACCACCTACAATCTGGCCATCATTGTGAGCACTAACGCTCTTATACCACGGAGTCTGTGCTGAAAATGTCAGCGTGATCATGAGTGAGTTGCCTGTTCCGTCTGTTCTTACAATCTCGGTTATGACTCCATTTCGATAGAACTCACCATGACCTGGATTGTATTTCATACGGATGGGCCCATTCTGGCAAAACTGAGCAAAATCAAAGTATTTTCTCTCAGCATCAGGTTGCCAGAACTTAATTGTGCCCTTGATCTTACTCTGTGAGGTGTAGTTGCTCAAAAGAGCATATCTGTCCTCAATCCTTTGGAACTCAGTTGTCTGAGCATAGCCAAGGCCCTCAACTCCGTAGAAAAAGAGATCATTCCTGGCGGTTACATCATAAGTATTTCCATCATTATCAATTAAAGTGAATGTTCTCATGAGATTGCCCATCCTAACTGTCTATTGATACCGTTGTAAAGTGTCTGCACATCAATTCCCTGTTTTTCTGCTATCTCAGGGAGATATGTGCCAAGCATTGCCAACAGTGCATCCATCTTGTCATCTGCTGTTGGTCCATTGTTTACATCAAAAGATCCTGCAGTCACAAGGTTTGCTGTTGCCGACTCGCTCAAGTTATTGATGGCATCATCCACCATGCCCTTGTTGCGGTCTATACCAAGTGCAAAACCTGCATCCAGCATCTCACCGAGATAGATTCCCTTCTTAGCCGGACTTGCAATTCCCAGGAAGTCCTTGGCTGCATTAAATGCCGATTGCGCTGCATTCTTAGCTGCATCAACGATTATTCCAGCAGCGTTGCTGATACCATTTGCAATGCCCTGGATGATATTTTTACCAATTGAGAGCCAATCATAACTTCCAAAGGTGTTCACGATTGACTGTATGATCTGCGGAATAGCTGCCACCACTTGTGGAATTGCCTGGATGAGACCGGCTACCAACTTAGCAATGATGGTGATACCTTGCGCAAGGATTGTAGGCAGATTCTGCAGGATTGTTGCTGCAAAACTAGCTATAACCTGCACAACCGCTGACACAATCTGTGGAAGATTGCTAATTATTCCATTGACCAGGTTCATAAGCAACTCAGCACCCTTCTGCAGAATTGTTGGATAGTTCTGCATCAGGAACATTGCAAATTGTGTGATGAGCTGTCCTGCAGCTGTTATCAGCTGAGGCAGTGCGCTCAAAATACCATTTACAACATTCGTGATGATCTCAATGCCCTTATCCAACACCCCAGGGAGACCTGCTGTGATTCCGTCAAGGAACCCTTGGATTGTTGTTGAATCAGATCCGAGGATTGATCCAGCAGCTGAACTAATTGAGTTGCGGAGGTTGGTGATCAGTTCCGTTCCGACTGCAACCCAATCTGTGTTGATTAAAGCCTGCCCCAAAGCAATTGCAAGCTTAACTGCTGCCTCAATCAAATAAGGCAAAGCAGTGACGATTGCATTGGCAAGTGATGTCACTAGCTGGATTGCTATATTCACAATTTGGTCAGCATTCTCGCTTATTCTATTTAGCGCACCAATTATGATGGTGCTCAGTCCACTCAGGAGCTGTGGGAGCTGTTGCAGGATGTTCCCGATCATAGGAAACAGATTGTTGAACACAAAGGCCTGCACAGTCTCACTCAGAGCGTTAAGTGATGGTCCTATGTCCTGACCAAGTGCCAGGTTAGCAAGCAGATTCTGTCCGGCTGCTTTCATGGCTGCCAAGGATCCTGTGAAAGTTTCAGCACCTTCCTGAGCAGCAACTCCTGTCAGTCCAAGATCTTCCTGGATGACATGTATTGCCTCATAGACATCACCAAGGTTGGAAATGTCATACTTGACTCCGGTCAACTTCTCAGCATCTGAGAGGAGTCTCTCCATCTCAGTCTTGGTTCCACCATAACCCAATTTGCATTGTTGTTAATCTGCATCTTCTTTTTATCGGATTTATAAATGCAGTTCAGACTATCGCTCCATCCTCTCGGATGCCCTCTCACTTAGTCGTTCACGCTGGCTTTACCCTTGCGCCCTGTTGTCCTATCCGTAGGAATTCCAAGTCAATCAGAGAAGGTTCTCACATCGTTCTTCATTTATGCAACGAGTGACCCCATGGTGTTAAGGTTGTCGAGCATGGTGTAATTCTGTTTCGCAAAACCTTGGTAAGCGTTTTGGATGTTTTCAATTGGTGTGCCCATCTTGGCAGCGTTATCAGCCATGTCCATGATTGCTGTGTTTGCTGCCTCAACTGCCTTGGTAGTATCACCCTCAAAAGCTTGTTTCAAACTAGCTCCAAAGCTGACTGCCTGTTCAGCATAATCATTTGCAGAAATTCCTGCTTTAGCTGCCTCAGCTGCATAAGCCTTGGCTGCATCCGCTGCATCACCATAAAGTGTGTCAAGACCACCAAAGGACTGCTGCAGATTTCCACCTGCCTCCAATGATGACTTTATAGCTGCTCCAATGCCTGCTGCTGCAATAACACCCTTGAGCTTTCCAACAAGATTCAAGCCAGCTGATTCACCAGCCTTGGCGGATTCTCCATTCAGTTCACTTGAGATGGAGCTCCCTATTCCCTTTGCGGATGGAATTATCTGCACATAGGCTTTTCCGAGTTCAGTTGCCATTTATGCGCCTCCATTCTTCCAGGAAGGACTCTCCGGAATCAAACTGCCTAGCATGATCTCTAGGATTGTTTGAGGTTTGGAGTGCTTTCACCAATGACTTTGGCTTATTCCTTCCGTGTTTAGCATCTTTTGTTTTTGCATAAACATTGATAGCAGTATTATCAGCAACATGAGCCAGGAGCAATGTCATGACATCCACCCTGAGCCCTGCTGCTTTCAGTTTGATTCTTGAGTTATCTCTCAAGCCATTGGCCAAGGTTGCCACATACTCCACCGGCAATTGCTCCATGTTGTATATGTGGTAGGTCTCAGCCATATCACAAATCAAGGCATCCTCATCAAGTGCTATCATGCTTGAGAGGATTGCGATTTTTTTACCTCTTCTCCAACGAGCTCAATTATGTTCCTGATCTCGCTGATCACATTCTCCGTTGAGACAATGCCATCTGCATCCTCAACGTGTTTCATGAGGGATTCTTCCCCATCTTCACCCAACAAAAAAGGCACTACGAAGGTCAAGCCATCTAGCACCTTGGACTCATCTCCACTATCACACTTTGCAAGTGCTTTAGCGAATCTCCAATCTTTAAGTTTTCTCTCGTTTACTTTACACTCAAAGCCACTTCTGGTCTTAACATCCATTGAACGTTCCCCCTCAATAATTAAGCTGATTTGATGTACTCATAGTGAGTATTGCCACTTGAATCAGGCATACATGTTACTGTTGTCTCATATCCAACAGCCTCGCTGTCAGAGTAAACAACATCACCAAACTCAGAGATCTTGCAATCCGGAATAACGATTCTCTTTGCTGAGTTGTCTCTCATGATCATGTCGATAACAATAGCAACTTCCTCAACGTCTGCGTTGTTGGCTGTTACTGTGAGACCAGTTGAAAGAGTACCGGACACATTGGTTGATCCATAGACAAACTTGAGAACATCCTCATTGAGAACCTCAATAAGAGTGAATCCAAATCTGTCCTCTTTTGATGTCTGGATTGTGAGAACTGTGTCTCCGCCCCAGGCCTTGATTGTCTCAGACTCAAGATCTGTTGAGTTTGTCAGGCCATCATCTGAGCAGTAGCCAAGGCACTTGAAAGCAACATCCAGAGTTGTTGCTGTGTCGGTTGGAAGTGTTGAACCCTTAGGAGCTACCCAGATAGCACCTGTGGTCTTAGGCTTTCCAGCACTTACATTGCTTGCTACGTTTGCCATAATATTCCTCCTTAGTAGTGAACAATATCAAACACCGCTTGGTATCTGTATGTTTTTGTTGTTGTATCTGTGTAGTTATAATCACTGTTGAGGTCCACCTTAGCGACTGAGCCCAGAGTGATCAGGCTATTTAGCATTGCTGCCTTAATCTCCTCATTCATGGTGGCTGCCTCATACATTGACGGAGCATAACTCTGAATTGCAAAAGTGCTCCGTGTTATGTGATTATCCATGGAGCTGCCTGTTTTCTCCAACACGAAAAACTTTGAGGGCCTAGTTGCTGGGATCTCGGTGTAAACCGTGGCACTTAACTCCAAACTATTCAAATACTGTAAGATTGTTACTTCTATCATCTCGTTTTACCCTCTCAACGATTTGAGGATGGTGTTGTTTTCGCTGTTCTCTTTCCTTGCCTGGTAAGTCACCGCTGCGATCTGAGCATTCACCCTCGTTTTTCCGGTTATGGTTGAGACCTCATATCCGGCTCCAAGAGATCCTGCTGCCCTGTCAGCATAAGACTTGCAAACAGCCATCATCTCAGATGACTGCATCAGCTGTCTGACACCATCTCGATTTAGTTCAAACTTGAATTTAGCCATAGCGTTCAACCTTAACATTCTTACCCCAACGGAGAGGAATGTTTTCCTGCTCTCCTGTCATGGGATAGCCGATTGTTCTGAACCTCTCGCCCCAGATTATGACTGTGGCATCCGTCCAATCATTCTCATCACCCTTTGGGATTCCAAGCACATAATCAATGCGCTTTCCGTAAAGCTGAATCGAGCTGGTAATGTCATCCGTGGAAGGTTGACCAACAAGCACATCCGCTACATCAACAAGCTGCTCAGTCTCAACAGGATTTCCAAAAGGATCATAACTTGTAACTGTTCCAACTACTAACTGAACTGTTGTGCCCTTCATATCATCCCTCCTGTGGAACCATATCCTCTAAAGGTGAATGAGAGCCAATGCTGTTACCTTCTCCCAGCATCTGCTTTTCAAGTTTGGAGAGGTAAACCTCACCATTTGAACCGCCTGAGATGGTCCAGCTCTGGGCATATCCAAGGCCACTCATTGAACCCTGAGTAGCACCAACAGGAACGCCTGTCTCTCCGTCACCCATGGCCCTCATTACCATTCTGACTGAAACTACTTTCTTGATGTCAGCTGTTGCACTAGCATTAAACCAGTCAATCATTACCGCTGCATCATCAAGCAAATTGGTGCAAATAGCTTGCTCACTCTCCGACATTGTGCGTGTCATTCGAGCCTGGACATCTTGATATGTTGCGTAAGCCATTTAATCACCTCATTTCTTTTTGGAGCTTGTCTTTTTCGCCTTTACCTCTTTTGGCTCTTCTTCTACTTCCACAGCTACCCTTTTCTCCGTGGGATTAACAGAAGGAGAGGCCAGCTTGTGGCCAGCCTCTTTAAACTTCTCAACTTCTGATTCCGTGACCCACATCTTTATTCCAAGATATTTGTGGATGAACTCAACCTTCATCAATCTGTAAGAAGGTTGAAGCAGCTTGTATCAGCACGGAAACCAACTTCTGCCTCAACGATTACACCAATCATGTTCTGCTGCCAGAGGTTGATTGATGTGCCATCTCCAAGGTCAACTGTTGCCTGATCAGCATAGCTGAACTCGATACCATTTACGATACCGTACTTAGCCTGTGTCCAGTCACCAGCGATACCAACTACGTTAGGAGCAGGTGATGTTCCAGCAACATAGAGACCATTGTTCTCAACGATCTTTGAGCCAAGAACTGCACCGATTGCACCATCATTTGCAGTAGGCATGAAGATTGGTCTGCCGGTTGTGTCAACAGCTGAGAACAGAAGGCTCTCGCCCTGTGCACCAACAGCAACACCATTCATTCTTCCACCTGCCTGAGCAATGTTGCCATTAGCAGCAACAAGACCAAGGTATGTGCCATTGTTTGCATTTGCGATTGAAACTGCTGTGCAAGCTGCAAATGTATCAAAGTTGCTTGCAGATGGAGCCTGAACTGCTCCAATGATTGTCTGATCAAAGGTCTTAGCGATTGCAGCAGGGCCCTTGTCAAGGATTGCTCTGTAAAGAGCACTTGCATCTCTTACAACTTCCTTTGAGAAAGTCATAATTGTTGCGATCTTGAATGCCTGCATAAGCTTTGTGCCAGGTGTAGCGTTACCAACTGGCTTTTTGCCTGTCTCTGCTACCCATGCAGCAGTAGGATCAGAAACGATAACAGGAATGGTTACTCCTGTGCCAGGAAGGTCGATCTTCTCTGCCAGTCTCATGATTGCTGATTCCTGAGATGCCTTTTTAAGTACATCATTTGAAAGCGCTGAAGGGAGCGCCATTGATCCGGAAGTTCTGTTAATATCTGCCATTGTTTTTCTCCTTTTACTTGTGATAATTAGCATCAAACCATTCTTTGAACATGTCCTCTGGTTTGTTTGCCGGTATGTTAGTTACTTCTCCACCGTCCTTGACCTGTGGATAACTGAGATTAGGCTGTGCAATTGCTAGGATTGCTTTTGCCTGATCAAGACAAGCCTCTTCTGTCTCTCCTGTCAGCAATGACATTGATTGCATTGGAATACCTGTCTCTTTTGCAACCTTTTCTCTGATAGCTCTGATTGATTCAGCTTTTTTGATGCCATTAAGTTCAGCCTCAAGTGCCTGTGCTCTCTCGGTGGCCTTTTGTAGCTCTGACTTGTTGGCCTCTTCCATCTGATCAAATTTCTCAGCCTTGGCTTTGTACTCTTCCATCTGGCTCATCATCTCGGAATATCTTTTGTTAAAGAATCCGTTCACCTGCTCCTGAGTAAAGAGCTTTTCTTCCTTTGGCTGTTCTACGGTTGCATTGTTTTCCTGATTCACAGTTTCTTGCATTGTGTTTCCCTCCATTGAGTAGTGTTTTGCCCTCGTTTTAGGCACGAGTTGCCAATAAAAAGCACCCAGGTGGATGCTTAATTTACATCTATTTCTTCCGCCTCGGAACTGTTCAGCTCCTTGCGTTTTTCGTATGCGCTACGCTTTTGAGCGTTGATCTCTTCCTTGTTTTCTGCGTAGGCCTTGCGCCTCATTGCATTGATTTTCTGATTTGGAGTGCCTGATGTTGAGTTATACATTGCCAGGTACTTGTCCGGATCATAGCCAGCATAATTGGTTTTCTCATTAAACCTCACAGCATAAGCGCAATCACAATTTCCGTGGATATGTTCAGCATGTCCGTTCTTAATTGCGCCCTTGGATGCTGTTTGCCATCCCCTGGATGCAAGTGTCAAGCAAAATGCACATGTATCACCGGCAGGAATCCATGCAAATTCAGCACCATCCCTCAAAGCATTCTGCAATGTGGTGTCCTGACTTGCTTGCTTTACCAATCTACCCAGAGCACTGCTCACAAGGTCCTCATTGTCGCTAAAATTGACAGCCTTTGCGACTGTTGAGATATTAGCTGTCTCAGCAGGTACTGCAGGAGGAACCACTGCGCCGGACAACTCCGCAAGCTCATCATAAAAGATGCAAGCTGCCTCGGTGGATGCCTCAGAATACTTTGTAACAAGAGCATAAGCGAACTGGATCAGCTCTTCTCTGTCTATCTGTCCAAGGCCAACACCTCCGAACCTGCCATTAACATTAAAAACAGCATCTCGGAACTCTTTTGCAGCCTCATCACTGATCTTGGCAAGCAAATTCTTATATTTTACCCATGTATCTAGTGGCATGGTTGCCATGAAATCAAGCCTCCATCTCCTCTAAGGTTGCCAATCCTCTATATCTCTGCTCCTGAGCCTTAATTCTTCTGATTGATGCCTTATCAAAGCCAATCATTTCCAAGAATGTGTCAGTCTCAGCAAATCCCTGTCTTGCACTTGCAATCTTGATAGCTGCATCAGCACTCATTGCTATTGATGGCATTGCAGGATTCTTGAAATGAGCCATGACATCCTTTTGCTCATCAGAAAGCTCTGAAAGTGCAAGATTGTTTACAATAGCAGTTGCCATAAGTGCAATATTTCTAAGAGCATCACCATTGCTAATGTTCAACTGTTCTGCCATGACAATCAAAGTCTGACTCTGTGCCAGGATTGCATCTGAGCTGGTCGGATTGGCATCATTGACAACACCTGTGTCCGTTACAGAAAGACCACTCGCTGCACTGAACTGTGTTGCAAGGATCCTGATCATCTCCGTGTGAGCAGAAATGCTACCCTGTGTCAGCTGACCAAAGCTAGGTTTTTCTCCTGTCTCCGGATTGGTTGTTGCTGCAATGATTGAGCCAACATACTGCTTAAATTTCTGATTTATCAGCACATCATATTGCTCATCAGTAACTCCGAGCAGATATTTCTGCGGAGAAGTAGCAAACTCCAAGCCAATTGTTGCATTGGCAATGGTTCTTACATATCCGTCAATGAGTCTCCTGATGGGTTCCTTGATTCTTGAACGTCCAAAAGGCTTATTGCTGGTTGCGTTCCAGATCAGTGCCTCCATCAGAGGTCTGCCCATCTTGTGACGGTATTCTGTTGCATACCAATTGCCCATTTTGCGCTCAAGAACCCAAACAGACTCATCTGTATAGTAGTTTATGAGGCTAGGACTCCAGGTTGTTGAGTCATCATCATCCGGCTCTGTGTCGATAATGGCAAAGCCACAAGAAATCCTGCCCTTTTCTCCATCCCAGAGAGCTGCTGCAGTCTGAGGAGAGTGGAAACGGATCTTGCAACCCTTCTCATCATCCTTAGACAGTGTGGCAAAGGTGCAACCATACTTGAGCTCATCCCTACATGCCTTTGCATATTCTGCTATGAGGTCATTACTGATAACAATCTGATCCAGGGATTCCACCTCATTGCCATTTGCACCAACAAAACCATCAAAAATGGACCTGCCGGCAAGGACATCAACGGTCTTGGCACCCCAGGCACAGCCAATCTCAAGACCTCTCAGACCATCCGGAAGAGCGATTCCAAGATTCACATCACTTAAACGGATTCGACCTTCATAATATTTATTTTTCTGATGATTCTTGATCTCATGTGTGTGCCACACCTTGATCAAATTATGAAGTTTTATCTGGTCTATTTTTGGGAGTCCGGCAATTCTTTCCGGTTCAATTGATAAAAGCATTTTCTTTACCTCATCCAATCCTCATTGATTTGCTAGGATCTCTTTTGCTGTTCTTTGCACCCCACAGAGCCAACGAACATGCCTCAATCGGTGTGGAATCATCTCCACCAAATCCCCAACCTCCTGCACTTCCGATCTTGCGCTTAGTTGAGGTTGTAGCACTGTTCTTTAGGTCCTCTTGTGGAGCATACCAAGTAAGTGTTTGCTCATTTATTCCATCCATCAAACAGCTCACAGCTGCAATGGCATCCTTTGCTGTTGGCCTGATCACAGAGCCTTTATATCTCCATGTATCGCCAATCTTATCAATCAAGACATCAACACCATTCCGCCCATCAATGACCACACAAGAGGCTTTTTTGTATCTCTCATTAAGCCAATCAGCAAGCCATTGTGTTCCGTAGCCTGTGGGCCTTCTGTCAATCAAGGTGATCCTTGCAGGACCTTCCTTTGGAACCACAGCACCACACAAGCACACCTCCGAGCCATCAGCACTAAACTTGATACCATAAGCAGTTTTGCCCTCTGGCTTTGGCTCATAGCTTGCACATGCGTTCCAATCATCCTCAGAGATGACTGCTGGAATGTCCTCATGAACCTTCTCAGGTGCCCACCATCCAAGACGTTCTCTAGCAAACGTGTCAGCATCCAACTGCTCACACTCACCCTCAATTGTTGAGAGCAGAATCCTCCGTCCAAGTGCCGGATTTGTCATTGCCCACCGTTCCACATCATGAACATTGCCAATCTCATCAACTGAGAACTCAATCCATGATGCTGTCTTAGACTCTCCGCCAATTGCCTTGGCTCGGATCTTCTTGAACACGTCTCCTGGACATGTCGGATCCGGTGGAGTGCCGGCATAAATTGTCTGCGGATTCAGACTCGCTGAAATAGCAGGCAGAAATGATGCTTGCTGGTCTGTGTCCAGCTCCTGAGCCTCATCAAAAATCAGCAGATCTCCGTGCTGACCTCTTCCACCATTCCTGGTTCTTGCAAGGAACTTCACCCTTGCTCCGTTTTTCAAGATTATTTGCTCTCTTCCAAGTGCTGTCTTGATGTCCTTAACATACTTCCGCAACTTCTCAGAATCAAAAAAGACAGCCATCTCCTCAAATGTCTCGGTAGCTGTTTTCTGCAAGTGCGCAGTATATACAATTTTTTCTTGGTACTTAATCATGCCAGCCTCGGCTCGGCCTTGTAGCACTCCTGTTTTACCATTCTGTCTCGGAATGGATATTCCACAGGTCTTGCAAGTCCATTTACCGCTGGGATTTAGTGCCATCCAATCATCAAGCAAATCACTTTGCCAAGGATCTAGGATCATTCCGCCAACTCTTAACAGCTTGGCTGCAACAAGTCCATCACTCCGTTGGTACTCCGGACAGACTCTAATTGTCGGCTCCTGATTCCCCATCACCTGAGAGGAGCTTTGCGATCTCGTCCGTGTCATCATTTGCCCCCTCAATATCTTCAATTTCTTTCAATGTCTCTCTGTACTGCCTTGCCAATGATGCCATATCTCTGGCACCTGGTCCGTCATCTATCTCTTTTGCTAATATCAGCAGGAGCTCCCTGAGTTGTTCAACCCTGGAGCCCCCAGCTACTGTTTGCATCATGATACATACTCCCAATGGAATCCATAAGCATTGCCTGTGTTGGACTTTCGGCAAACATTTTGGATATGCTTATCATTTAACCCTAATTCTCGTTTGATTTGAGCTGTTGAATCCCAAATCTTTATTAAGTCTCCGTTCAGCGTAAACTGTGCGGTTTTCTTTGCTTGAGTAGCACTAAACTTCTGAGAATAAGCAAACTGATGTGTCATTGGTTGCATCTTGATTATTCCATCAGCTTTTTCAAGATTACATTTCCAATGTGCAAGTCTTACGTTATCCCAAGCATCTAAACCACCCTTGCTTATTGGTATTACATGCTCTATGGTTGGATATTTGTCACCTGGATATGAGTTGCCCTTTTGGGACACCTTCCAATCATTCCACTCACACTCTCCACCACACAGATAACAAATCCCCTTATCACGCTTATATAGTTTTTTCAGAGTTATTCTGTCAACTTGTTGCTCTTTAGGGATTCTTTTGTCATGCTTTCTGTTGCCATATCGTCTTGAGCATTCCGTTGAGCAAGTCTTTTTGTTTTCTGAATCCAAGCAATAAAAAAGCGCCCCACACTCTTCACATTCTCGTTCAACAGTGTGTAACGCTTTATACCAAGCTTTTTCAAGTGCTGTTTTTTCAGCTCTTTGTTGTGCCTGTTCCTGTATTCGCTTTTTATACTCCTCCAACGGAGTCTGCCCTGGTTTACGCTTACGGTGCCTTCCATGTCCGCTTATTTTATCATAGCGTTTTTTATTCTCCTTTGAACACTCTGGAGAACAAGTTAGCTTGTTTGCATTGGTGGTTTCAAACTCAGTTCCGCAAACAATACACTTAATATGTCTTGGCTCTAAACTTGAATCCTGCCCCTTGCTCTGCTTATATCCCACATCTCTGCATTTTCGAGAGCAATACATTTTCGACTTATTATGAGCCTCAAATTCTTTACCACAACATTGGCAAATCTTTTGATAACTTGCCGGAGTATAGTATTTTTTATAGTCTCTCTTGTAATGATACTTTTTAGGTGGCAAAGCATGTTCTGGAGTCTGTTTCCACCCTGTCAATTCAACTCCATTGGCTTTTAAAATTCTTCTGATTGTCTCGCCATTGCACTGATACAATTCAGCAACAGCTCGGCAACTTCTCAGCTGATAATACTGCTCAATTACAACTCGATCTTCCATTATTACCTCCCTTTGGTAACAAATCCCTGTTTTAAGGCTCAGAAACCACTAGGGATGTGGCTTTCGTGTTGCAATCACTATCTGAGCCAGTATTAACTTTTCAATCTGCCTTGGTCACCTGGTCCTTGTGTGTACATAGGCGCTGGACGGCCGGGGTTCTCGCCTTAGGCCCCCTGGGGCGCCCTGTCCCTGGGTATCACCACTCTCCATCAAGTTTGGTTCTAGCTTGAATACGAACCACTTTTTTATCGCCTGGAACATGATTTGACTTAGCTTGGTTGCAACAGTAATGAGCAGCTTGGAGATTTGTCCAATCATGACAGGCTGCCTCTGGGGATGGGTATCCAAATTCTTGCCAGCGTGAGACAGGTTTGATCTCATCAATGACAAAGCTCAAAGGATGTTTAGCATCACTTGGCTCATCATAGTGAATAGGACCAAGCTTGCCCTTGCAGATTCCACACTCAGACTGCATAGCCTTGAACCTGGCACGGTACTTCCTCCGGAGGTTTCCATTGGAGTAGCGTGGGTTTTTCATAATGCACCCCCCCCTCGGTCTGTTTGGTATGCCCCTCGGTATTTTTCCAACACAAAAGCCACCCTCCGGCAAAGAGAATGGCTTTCAAGTAGGGGGATAAGTTCAGTGGTGCTAAGACCAGCTGCAACTTTTCCACTTATATTATCGCATATATAGTTTTCTAATTTGTCTAATCTTTTGTCGGTTTAATGATCTTGGAGATCTGAGCTCCCCCCTGGTCCATGAATTGGTATATGCGCTTGATGGAATATCCCATGGCATCAGCTATCTCCGTCACAGGTTTGCGATTGATGTAACGCATGGCCAGAGCTGTTCTCTCCTCATCTGATTCAAGAGTGTTGATTGCACTGTCTATCTCCTCAATGCGCTTGGCCTTTTGGTATTGCACCTCAGCCATTCTGCGTTCCAGGAGGTTCAGTTCTGCCACGATCTTGCTGATGGCATCCTCAGGAGATGATTGAACCTTGTCCTTATCATATCTGATGGCAGCAGGCAGGAGACAAGACTCAAGCTCATCATGCTTTGATTTAAGTCTCAGCCACTGCCAATGCAGGACTCTTGCAGAATTTAAAAACTCATACGCTTGCTTATTCATCCTCTTCACCCTCCTCACTGCTAAGATCCTGATATAAATCCACCGGAATCAGGTGGACAACAGCAACATCTCCGTTGACAATTACTTCCAGCACACAGTTCTCATTGTCGGTCACAAACTTTCCGAGGTGATATACTGCATCAACAAATTTTTGATCTAACATAACCCCTCCCTTAGTCTGCCAGGATCAGGAAAATCACCAGGCAGAGCAATAATGCAAATATAAATATGTTTTCCATTAGTCAGCTTCCTTTAGCTTGTCGATTTTCTGTTGGATAACACTACTGCAGCAAGCAATACACTCATTCCATGCGCCCTGATTGGTAACACCACTTGTCATAGTGTGCTTTTCAATCTCCAACTGTAACTCTGTAAGCACTTCAATCTTGGCTTGTTTTATAACTCCTTTAATGTATTCATCCAACATATTCTTATAGTCAAAATCAAGTCCATGAGAAGCATAAAAGTCTTTATCATTTATTGCCATCTGTATTCTCCTTTAGCTTGTTGATTTTCTGTTGGATAATCTCGTTGATTTCTGAAATACTGATTACACATTCCCCTCCATCATACAAATCTTCGTCATAATCAATAATAGATTTTTCCTCAATCTCCAGCTGTATCTCTGTCAGCATAGCCACCATATCAGCTTTTAATCTTGCTTCGTAGTTATCTTGCAAAAGCTGATACTTGCGCATGGTATCTATTGCCTCGCTTAAAGATGTACATATCTCTGTTTTTTCCGGTTCTGGCATACAAACACTCATAGTGCTTTTTAAATCTTCTATTACTCCAATATGTTCATCAATCGATATTCCCATAAGTCCATGCCTCCAGCTTTTCTCTTTCAATAGCAATAGCCTTGCCACTTTCAATAGCATCTGTTTCCTGTATTACAACTTCTTCCTCTATTCTTGGAAGTGCTTCTCTGATAGCTCTGGCATCTGACGGACTAGCAAATACGATCCAAGGACGCAACTGTAAATCAGCTTTATGAAGTGCTTGCTTGATCTCTTCAATCGTCATTCCCATTGTCTGCTTCGCTTTCTGCCTTTGGCTTCTTGTATTCCATCTGCCACCAATCGCCACTTAAACACTTGTCATATCTATCAGTGCCCCAATTTGGGCATGGTGAACAATAACATGGACATTGTGAGTAATCTGGATTCATGTTAAAAGTTTTTATAAATTTTTCTGCGTTTGTCATACTTCCACACTTTCTGCCTTTGACTCAATCGTCATATTCCCACTCCTTTGTGCGCCTATTATAATGGCTGTTTGCTTTGCATCTGAAATCGTAAAAGTCAGAAGTCCTTTTATTTAACGGACATTCATGGCAATGTACATGGCCTGTTTCATCATAGGCTCTATATTTTCTGCAAATAGCCTCTTCACGTTTATTTGTTAGTGCCATTTTCCTGCTCCTTATCTGCCTTATACTTGTTAATCACATCAAGCACTTCTTCACGTTCAACCATATCTCCACTATGCCAATATGACGGATTTGCATTTGAAAGTGACTTAATCTCGGCTCTTATCTTGCTTAAAATCTCATTAACTCTTAACTCCCATCCTTCGTTTATAGCCTTAACAATCGCATCAATGTCTGCCTTGGTGAAGTTCTTGTCTGTTGGCTCTTGCTCTAGTGCTTTGATTGCCATATCAAAAGCTTCAAGGTCTTGTTCGGTAACGAGATAATACCAATCTCCGAATTTGTCCTGTATTCTATCGCCTTCGCCAAAATCATCTTCGTTGTATTCTCTAAACCATTTTATTTTTTTAATTGCTTCCTCTCTTGTCATTCCGTCACCTCCAAAACAACACCATTTCCAAGCTCTTTGGCAACTTCCTCAGCCCTATCCCATGTAGCGTACAATCCATAAAACCACAATTCAGAATCTACCAACCTTGTCACCATAACTTTATCCTCATTCTCGATAATGCTCACAGGGCAATTATTAACGAATGCACGTACTTTCAAAAATGCTTTAGCCATTGTCTGCCTCACTTTCTGCCTTGTATGGTTGTAATGGCATCCATGCAATAACTCTTACATCTCTACCGACAGCAACTTCACCATACCATGCAGATGTTTCTTTGAAATAACATCCTATACCATAGTCAGGCAAGACTTTTTCCTGACTCCAATGATAGTATTCGTACCAACACAAAACCTCATCATCTGTGTCAGGCAATCTCTCACTAACAGGAATCCATCTTGGCTGTGGTGTTACTGAGGGCAACTTAGATATAATAGTTTCAAGATTTTCTCCTTTGGAATCTGTTGTTTTATTCCAAATGCTGTTTTTATTTACTGTTGCGTTCAATAATGCTTGCCTACTTATAGCATCCTCACATGGTTGTGGTGTTATTGAGGGCAATTCCTTAATGTCTTTTAAAACTAAAGCATTTTCGTTTGCATAATCGTAGTCCAAAAGGATTTGCAAAACATCTGCTCTTGATATAAGGTCAACTCCTAAATCATTCTTAGTAGTTGGCTCAAATACACATTTAGAACGATCACAACCATATATCTTGCCTTCTCCAGCATTGGCAATAATAAAATGCTTACACTGGCTACATCTTTCGCTATTCATTCCCAACCTCCTGAATCTTTAAAGCATTCCTCATAGTCAAAAGTCTCTTCTTCCGGATCATAATATAAGCAACCTAGTGTTTTATGGCTGTCGCAGTTCTCACAGGCTGCCTCCATAGCCCACTTCTGTTGCTGTTTCCATTCCAGGTACTTGTCACGCTCTATGTCTAGTCTGGTATCGCTCATTGATCCTCCTTATGTAAAAGGGCGGCTTTTGTCTGATGGGAGTTTTCCTCCTTTGGTTTTTGTTTGGTTTACACTTATCAGAACCGCCCTAGTTACCAATTATTCAAATAGGCTTATCTGGCCTTTTACATTGTGCTTGTTTTCCTCAATCCACCAATCAAAAACACTTTCAGCATCTTTCCACTTGCCTGTTGCATCATCTTTGCCCTCAGCTTTCCTAACTTGTAACATTTTGTCAAAAGCATTTATATAGGCCTTTTTATATTGTGGATAATCAGAAAACTCTTTTAGTTTTTGTTTGTATGTTGCCAGCGGACATCCTACACAACCTACCCTGTGATAACCTTTTTCATACAACGGATTAGTTTTAATTTTTTCTTGCCTGATAAAATCCCATATATCTTCATCAATCCACTCATAAATAGGATTAACCACCACATCATTGTGCTCTTTCATTTTTTTTATTAGTGTGCAATCCCACACAGGGTCATTCAGCTCTTTAGCCTCTCGATACACTTCCTCTGCGTGGTCTAGTGAAAAAAAAGTGCGTCCCTGTATGTCCCCCCCCTTAGTGGAAAAAATGTCACGGCCTTGTCGCTTAATACTCTCTGATGCTCTAACACCTACTACGCACATCCTATTCGGAGTGGATGTTTCTTTAAGCACTGCGCAACAATAACGTTGCAATCTTGTTGGTGGCATTTTCTTTTTTGGTATTAAGTTCCACATTGTAACAGGATTCCCCTCTTCATCCTTTGGATAATGGATATTAGTTTTAATTCCTTGGTCATTCAATCTCTTAAATGTTTCTCTTATGTGATAAACAGTTTCTGGTGCGTCTACTGTTGTATGACTGTTTAACACCTCAAAATCATCACCATTTAAGCAATTCACAGCAAGGTATAAAAGCACATCACTATCCTTGCCACCACTATATGTAACTATCAAAGGCGCTCCATAATACGTCTTGCTCATATCAGCCGCCAACCTTAATGCTTGCTTTGACTTTTCGATTTTTTCATCCAGCGTCTGCGGCTGTCTGTCTGTCTGTCTGTCTGTAGCGATTATGTTTCCGATACCGTCTATGTCAAGCAATAACTGTTCAATGTTTACTTCTGCCATAAATACTCCCTACATCTACTTTGTAATACCCCGGATATCCCTTAGAAATCATAGTAGCTATGCTTCCGGCGCTTCTTCCTGTCTTCCTTGCTAGTTCCTGTACAGAATCAGCTATGATCTCCGGTAGCTGGTATTCATCTGTAGTACACTTTACGTATAGCTTCATCAGTCCCAATCTCCCATTTTGCTATCCTCACTCCAACGTTCCTTTAATGCCTCTTCAGTGATAAAGTCAATCCAGGTTATATCATCTTCGTGTTTCTCTATCAGATATGCTCCCAGGCAGTAATCTGAACAGAAAAACTTTCCGTCTACGCTGGAAGACTCTCTCTTTAGATCCTTGCCACAATGATGGCAAGTCTCTCCATTCCAAACTCTCTCCTCAGGTCCGTAAGTCATTGAACACCTCCATCTTTTTCTTTTGGTAACGCTCCTGAGCTTTTCTGATGTGCTCTTCTCGGTCCTTGAGGTATCTCTTGCGGTGATCCTCAAGGTTAGTGAGATGATGTTCCATGGCCTTGATGATAACCTCTGCCTCTCTCCTAGAGATCATGTATGGTCCATCCTCAAAAAAGTCATGCGCTTTTATTTTCGGTATCAATATTTGTAGTTTTTCTCTCTGAGTCATCACTCATGCTCCTCTCTCCATCTTGCTGATGACATCATCTGCATTAAGCAGCAACTGTTTTCTAAGTAGCTCCGCAAACTCATTGCCGGCATACTTGTCAGCATATTGCTGGACCTCATCAATGTATTTAGTAAAGAGCTCCGGCTTGTTATATGCCTCTTGTAAAATCTTGATGATCTTCCAGCTATCAACATACGGTTCATAAACCTTCGATTTCCATTTTTCGTTTGTCATCCTAGCCCCTTAATAGAAAATAAATTTTTACCATTGATACTATTGATACCATTGATAGAACCATTCATATCAATGCTCATCACATATATATAAATAGTAGTAGTGAGAGTAATATACCTAGATGTTTACTGGGTTTGTGTATATTCCATCAATGGTATCAATGGTAAATTTTATAAAAAAGGATTCTCCTCTTTTTGTTTTGGATAAATTTTATATATCCAAGGTCCTGTTCCGTTTTTGATTTTCTCAATCAGGACTCCATCTGCATCAAAAAACATGCCCTGCATCTTGTTGAGAAAACCGCCAATTTCTTTGTTTGTCTCTCGGAGTCCTATGTTGTATTTGACGGCCATCTCAATAAGCTCTCCTGCTCTGCCCTTCCAGAATGGTTCCTCACCAAGATTTTCTGCTATCTGAATAACAGCCTCTCGGATCTTGCTGCTGTAATATAATCGCTCACGTTCTTCACGTTCTCGTTGATCCTTGTCACCATCCTCAGCAATTCCAACATAGGTCCATTGACATTCTGTATCAGAAAAAGTGATGTTGTGCATTGATTGACGAACCTTACGACCTGTTATAAACATCTTGGCCTCTTTGTCAGTTCTCTTTTCTTTACTTAGGACAATAACCGAGTCAGCTGCTCCGGTAACTCCATTAGTTCCAGAGACATTAGACATCTCATCCTCAATGTGAATCATCTTGGTTGTATGAGTGACAACAACGATTGCAAGATGATTTTTCTCAGCAAACTCTTTAAGATCTCGTCCTGTTCGGTAGTCACATTCATAAGCACTTTCTGATTTTCCCTGCCTGTACTTGATAAATTGAAGAGTATCAATAACCACCACTTTAACTTGTGGAAATACTTTGAGCAGTTCCTCCAGCTGGAGCAAAAAACCTTCATTCATTGGCATTACATTGCTGAATACAAAGTGAAAGTTTTTAGGAGCCGGAGCTCCACCTGTCACAATGTTTAGTCTCTCTTGCTCAAAGCTGTCACCATCCTCTAAAGCGAGATATAATGTGTCAGATTGCTTGGTATCAAAGCCAAGGAACTGCTTGCCCTCTGCAACTTTTAAACACATATCAAGCATCAACCATGATTTTCCTGTTTTTGGTGGAGCTGCTATGACTGTCTCACCCTCAGGAATCATATTCTGGACTGCATAATATCTCTCTTCAAATTCCTTGTTTTGCAGGTCAAAAGCGGAAATTGCTGTGAGCTTTGGGAGTCCTTTTTTGACCTTTTCCACATTGTCGGTTTTCTGTACTATTAAATATTGCTTGTGCTGTTGCCATCCTTCATCAATGGCTTTGTCATATTCTGCATCCTGGTTGTCATAGGCCCCTGGCTCTAACAACTCTCTGACATCTTGCCACACCTTGCCCCTGCAACTGTTGTGATGACATTTAAAAGCAATGGCTCCATTGGTATATTTGAAAATCTTGCTATCGCCATTTGTGTGGCTGTGGTCAAAAGGACAATTTGCAAGAGGATATATTGTGCAATCAGTGCCGGCATGTGCTCCTATTGGCTCAAGTCCATGCTCTGACATCCAACTCTCTATATCAAACTCACCTGAGTAATTGCTAGATCTTTTTGATGTCTTTGGCACTTCCGGCAACTCACCTGCTAAAACGGTCAACAGATCAATTCCATTGGTCTTGATGTCATCTGGTACATAAGTTATCTGTGACATTCTGTGAGGTCTCAGCTCGGTGTTATATCCTTTTTGCGCCAATGTTCCATATAACTTGCACACTCGCCCTTGATTATGATTGATGATGTCTATTTTCACTTTTTCGTTATCAAACATTGATGCAAGATTGACCAAGCATCTCTCAATCAATTTTTTATTCTCAGGAGTGTTTGGAATGTCTATTTTATATAGAAGATGATGGCCATTTCCGCTGAGTGCTCTTACTGGCTCATAGAATCCCAAACTCTTCATATATTTATAGACTTTTTCAGATAGTTCCTTGGCATATTCCAATTCTTCTGCTGTGCTTGAGACATCTGATACACGAATAGGATCCAGGTCAATAAATAACCATTCATAGGAATCTATCTCATTATCATGCGTAGTCAAATCTGTCTGTCTAAAGCAATCATGTTGCTCTCTGGAATAACAGGCATCATTGACCTTGTTTATGGTGATATAGATGTTTAGACCTCTCGGATCCACGGTGTCAAACTGCTTGATCAGAACATCTGCATCAGTAAAGTAACCGCTGATAACACGCTTTTTATTTCCTTTACCAATCATCCTGATCTCAAAGAGTTCATTGTTTGGTTTCAAGATATTGATTGCTTGCCGGATTGTCGGCTCATCATAAAATTGTGCGTTTCTCATGAACTTCTCCCTGGTGGAAGTGGAGCAGAGACAATGCTCTGCTCACACCTTCTTGATTATTAGAATGGTATCTCTTCATCCACTCCATCAGGTACGTTCACAAAGTCGTTATCAGCTTTTGGAGTTGGAGCAGGTGTGCTGTTGAGGTATCTCTTCTCCGGAACCTTCTGCTCATCAGCCTTAGCATCTTCACAAAACCATCTGATTCTCCTGCGAGCTTTTACTTCTCCGTTGTACTCTTCCTCAACTTCGCCATAAACAACACCAATCTTTTTGTTCTTGAACTGATCACAGAACTTGTCACCCCAATTTGTTTTTGTGTTGTTTGACTTCTCAAAGGATGTGATGAAACCTTTGAAACTCTTAGAGCACTTGCCTGTGCCATCCTCTGTCACAATGTACTGAACAGCCTGATAAGGCCATTTCTTCTCAGATCTTGTGTCGCTGTCATACTGCTGCTTAAAGTAACCAGGCTGCTTGTCATTCTTGGCAAAGTCAAGAGCCACAACAACCATATCCTTACCTGTGGAGCTCTTCTGCTCTTTAACTGACATAATGACAGCATGATGTCCTCCTACCTCAATCGGAGTATATTCCCCCCCTGCTTGTACATCATCAAAACTGTTAGGTTTCTGCATACTTTTTTACCTCCTGCATTAAAATGTTGATATTTTTGTTTTCACTGTAATGAGCACGAAAAGACTCAATTGTGTGTTTGTTGAAATACTGTCCAGCCTCACGTCTTATTGGATTTTGCCCTCTGATCTTCTGGCCATAGCACTCATCAAGAAATTCTTCTATTGATAAGCCCCTATCTATTGCATCAAATAGCATTTCATAACGCTTGTTGCGGACAAAAAGCTCTAAATCGTGAGGATCTAGCAATGGTGCTTTTTCAAATTGTTGCGACCTGCAATAATCTTCTATGTATTGCCGATCTGTATCTGTGTTGCATAAGTTTGGTGCCTCAGGATCCTTACAAATAAACTTATCTTCCTTGTAGTACATGGCACACATTCTGGCTGTGTGTTCTAGGCTGAACACTTCCCAATGTCCTGACTCTTTTCCCTGCCAATATGTTTGCTTGGCCCAGTTCCTGTGGAACAGAGTATGATGCAAAGGACATAAGGTAATTACATCTGTAAGATGTTCATTGCCAAGATGCCTATAATCTAGGTGATGTGTTTGATATTGGCTGTTTGTCAGATCTTTATGGCAAACAACACATTTCCCCCCATCAAAGGTGAATCTTGCCTCACGAACACGCTGCCAGTGTGGATGTGATTCAATATATGTTTTGTAATCAATACGTGTTCCATCTCTGAGGTAGGCATACCCCATTACTTCTTTTCCTCCTTCCATCCGTAAAATTCTCGAATGGTGTCATCTACAAATTTCAAATTGTTGTCAATTTCAACATCTGCAAACATATCTTCAGGAGTCTTTGTTATATCAAAGCCATCTGTCTGTGTCCTAAAGAAGTGCTTTCCATTGTCTGACATACATCTGATACAGATTGTCACCATTCCTTCCAGGCAAACCTTGTTATCAATCAGTTTGCCGATTGTGCGGAGCTTGGTCTCTCCCATGTCGTTTGTATCTTCATGCAGGATAATGTAAACAATCACATCATCCGGCAGCTCCTTCTTGATTCTCTGGACCAAAAAATACATTTTGTCGGCAATATCGTCATACATATCAAAGCTGGCATTGCCTTTCTTGTTCCTGTGGTTATCCATGAAATGATGAGTCATAAGATAACCGGCATCATCTATCACAGCAGTTTTACATGGCATCTTTTTCAACTGTTCAATGATGGTGTCAACAGAATCTGTCCGGCATATATACTTGAATGATGTTTTAAACGGTAATGCCTTCCCTTCTATGTTTATGAAGAGAATCTGATCCTCTTCAAAAAACTTAAGAGAACGACTTTTGCCGGAGCCAGATTTCCCATAAAGTAAAACAGGTAACCCCATAATTTCCTCCTTATTTAATGTTGATATGTCTGCCTCTAGGCTCTAGGTGAGCAAAATCAAGTTCCTGTCCTTCCTTGAGTGCCTTGCGGATCAGATCATTGTCAGGCTGAACAATTATCTTAGTGAAACTGTCAGGAACATCACCATCAATCTTGAGGGGCTGAACACCACCATTGTTAGCAATCTTCAAGGTGTATTCACCAGCTGTGAGTGTGTCAATTCCAGCTGCATCCATAGCATTCAGAAGAGCCTCTTTCATGCGCTTAACATTATTCTCTCTAGTAGCCTTTTTAGCCTTAAAAGCCTCAATAACCTTGTCACACTCATCAGCCTCCATATTGAGCTGCTTGATCACATGAACATATCCTGCTGATTTTGCCTCCAGCTCACCCTTGAGACCTTCTAATGTATCAAGGAAAGCTTGCTGATCTTCCTCACTTGTTGCCAGCTCATAAAGAGCGTGGAACTCACCTGTTAGTTCGTATAAACTAGCCATCACATTACCTCCAACTCTTTCTCTTTTTTCTCTTCCAACATGATTCCTGCTACAAACAGGACCTCCTGGATGTCCTTTTCATCAAGTATGCAAGTGCTCTTGCCCTCGCACATCTGACTTGCTGCCTTAAACCTCAGTAAATCAAGCGCAGCTCTTGCTCTAATTGCTGCTGAATCTTTAGCATCATACATTGTGTTTTCTCCTTTCATTTGCTATACTTGGAGATGGAAAGAGCCCCCATAGTCAAGGACATTTCCACCGTGAGTCATGCTCCCAACATGGCTCATTTTTAATGTTTACATGTATAGAAAACATGATCCTTGAATGTGAATGCCTCTGAGAAATAAACATCAAGTGAGCTGTTTTCTGCTCTCTCAAAAGCCACAATCTCTGGAACCAAGTTTCCCATCTCTAATTCCGCCAAGGCCATGTGAGTCTCCGCAGTAATGTCTGCAGATTTCATGCCCTTAGTCGCAAATTGGTGAGGCTGATGAATCACGTCATGGATGGTGTTTGGAAAGTCAGGACTTTTCACCCTGTTGATAACAACACTCATGACATATCGCTGACCATCAACACCTTGATTGCCTGCCTCACACCATGCTATTTGCATGAGTTCCTGTGCCTCTTCATAAGTTACTTCAATGGGATTTGGGCACTGCCGATCTTGTGCCCTTACTGAGATAGGCTGACTAAGAATTGTCACACCTAAGAGAACCCCCATGATTATTTTTTTCATGTTTCCTCCACTTACTTAAAGATCTCAAGTCTGTCCTCCGTAGTTACGTTCAAGCTGTCCATGATCTGCTCCCATATCCCCAGGGGCATTAGATCTGGATGTCTCATATACTTGCTAAAAGTTTTGTTGCTCCCTACTGTTGTATGGCTCCTGAGCTGTTCCATTGTTTTTATGTGCCGGAGTACCATATATTTCTTTGTAGTAGCTCTGAATAAATCACCATTCATTTCATCATTCCTTGACCAGAGTGTTGATGCTTACGCTTAGGACCTTAGCAACTTTGACGATACTATCAACATTTGGATAAGACTCTCTCCATCTGCCAATAGTTCCGTTTCCAATTCCAGCCTTTTTTTCGATTTCGGCAATGCTCATGCCCTTTTTCTCAGCAATGCTTTTTATATTGTCGTAAACCATGGGAACCTCCTCTCTTGAGTAATGAG